TGGATCTTTGAAAGAATACGAGAATTTGAAGAGAAAAGTGACGGGTTTCTCGATCTGTGGGCAAGAGAGCACTATAAAAGTACCATCATCACGTTCGGGGCCACGATCCAGGAGATACTGATCGACCCTGAAATCACGATTGGGATCTTCAGCCACACGAGGCCCATTGCGAAGGCATTTTTGCGACAGATAAAGTTAGAGTTCGAAGGGAATGAGCTGTTGAAGGAAGTCTATCCCGATGTTCTCTGGCAATTCCCCCGGCGCGATGCTCCGAAATGGAGTGAAGATGAAGGGATCATTGTACGACGAAAATCAAATCCGAAGGAAAGTACAGTCGAAGCATTCGGCATGGTGGACGGACAGCCTTCATCGAGACATTATCGCCTTGTGGTCTATGATGACGTAGTGACACGAGAATCAGTGACGACTCCAGACATGATCCAAAAGACTACAGATGCCTGGGAACTTTCCTTAAACCTCACTGCATCCATGCACTCTGACGAGCCTCCTCGAAAACGGTACATCGGTACGCGTTATCATTACAATGACACATATCGAACCATCATAGACCGGGAAGCTGCCTCTCCACGGATCTACCCTGCGACTGATACTGGAAAAGTAGATGGGAATCCAGTTCTCCTTACGCGGGAACAACTCGAAGAGAAGCGTAGAGAAATGGGGCCATATACGTTTGCATGTCAAATGCTCCAAGATCCTCGTGAGGATTCCGTCCACACCTTTCAGATGGAATGGCTCAGATACTGGCGAGCAGACAACTACGCGAATCTCAACCTGGCCTTGCTCTGTGATCCTGCCAACGAGAAGAAGAAGGATAACGACTATACCGTGTTCTGCATTGTAGGACGCGGAGCAGACCATAACCTGTATGTGGTCACATGGATTCGGGATCGATTGAATCTCGTCGAGCGATCCAACATTCTCTTTGCACTCCACCGACAATTCAATCCATTCTTTGTCGGATACGAGAAGTATGGAAAAGACGCAGACATCGAGCATTTCAGGTTAAGGATGCGAAGAGAGAACTACCGCTTTGAGATCGTAGCACTTGGCGGCAATATCCCGAAGAATGACCGGATTGGTACTTTATTCCCGCTCTTTGAGCAGGGAACAATCTACCTTCCTGAAATGTGCATACGAGTGAACTACGAGAACAGATCGGAGGATCTGACCAAGATATTCATTGAAGATGAGTACAAGGCATTCCCGTTTTGCGTCCATGACGATATGTTAGATTGCCTTGCAAGGGTTAATGACCGGAAATTTCGATTGCCTCCTCCTCGCGGGTATATCCCTGCTGAGGAACCTGACGAGCCAACTGCCGATGCGTGGTCATAGGAGAAACTAACAGAGAATGAACGGAAATGACATAGGAGTGGTCACAAGAGCCCCTGTGCGCGGATTGCTTCCAGTGCTAACGCCGGATGAAGTCACTCGCATGGAACAGGAAGTCGCAGAACTCAAGAAAGAGGAAGATGAGAAGCAGCAAGATCCTTTTACTCTGGAGATAGCGGCATACGTCAAGAGATGTTGGGAGGCTGCAAAGCTAGCCAAGCAGCCTATCCAAGACCGTATCTACAAGTGCCTTCGTCAGAGACGCGGTGAATACGAGGCTGAGAGGTTGGCTCAGATTCACAAGCAGGGTTCTAATGATACCTTCATGATGATTACCAACATCAAGTGCCGCGCTTTCGAGTCTTGGATCAAGGACATCATGTTCCCTGCCGGGGAGCGGCCTTTCGGGATCGAGGCAACGCCTGTCCCTGATCTTCCCTTCAGGATCAAGGCGGGTATCGCGCAGAGAGTGCAGCAACAGGTCATAGATCATGCAGTAATGACCGGCATTCCCGTCACTCAAGAGACGGTCAAGCAGTTCCTCACAAAGATGCAGGACAAGGTAAAAGAAATCCTCAAAAAGAAGGCAGATTCAGAAACAGAACTAATCGAGGATGAAATCGACGACGAACTGGTAGAGGGCGGCTGGTACGAGGCGCTCAGGAAAGTGATTCCCGATATTGGCACCTATCCTGCTGGCTTCCTGAAAGGCCCAACTATCCGTAACGTCAGACAACTTGAATGGCCCGAAGCTATGGAACCAGGGCCTCCGGCTGTTGTTGTACGTCCACAGCGCAGATATTTCCGGGTATCTCCCCTCGATATTTATCCTTCTCCAGGAGCACGAAATCTCAATGATGGATACCTCTGTGAAAGGCTAAGAATGACCGTCCGTGATCTGGAGGAACTGATTGGTGTGGAAGGGTTCTCTGAGAGCGCCATCAAGATCATCATCAGCGAGTATGGTGTCGGCGGTCTCAGGGATTGGCTCTTTGATGACACTGAACGGGCTACCCTGGAGAATCGGCATCGGGAGCACGACGATCCTCAAGGATTTATTGACTGCGTAGAGTTCCACGGTACAATTCTCGGCTCTCAGATCATAGAATGGGCTGCTTCTCACACGCCGAACGCATTTGATATTTCTCGGGTAGATCCATTCAAGGGATATGAGGTTTCGCTCTGGTATGTCGGAACATATGTCATCGGGCTTCGCTTCAATATGCACCCGCTTGGAAGCCGATACTACTATACAGCATCGTTCGAGGAACAGAATGATTCGATATGGGGAAAGAGTATTCCTGAAGTAATTGAGGACATACAGCGGGTGTGCAATGCCTCGGTGCGGGCGCTTGTTGATAATATGGGCGCTGCATCAGGGCCTATGATATGGGCTCTTGCCGACAGGCTCCCGGAAGGAACTCTCGTAGGTAAGATATTTCCCTGGAAAATCTGGCAGTTCAATTCTCCTACGGATTCAACGAGCCAGCAGCCTCCGATGGGGTTCTTTCAACCGAATGCCAATGTGGAAGCTCTTTTGAAAGTGTATCAGTATTTCTTCGATCAGGCATCGGAGGTCTCAGGAATTCCCGCATATACCTATGGTTCACCTGATGTCGGCGGTGCTGCTCGTACTGCTAGTGGTCTTTCCATGCTCATGAATGCAGCATCCAAGGGTCTGAAGATGGTAGTTGGCAATATCGACTATGGTATTGTTATTCCTTCAGTAAAGGAGCACTGGCTGCACATTATGCTCTTTGAGCCTATGCGCTTTCAGCGCCGACAACTGTTCACATGGCAAAGTGCTGGTGACATCAATATCAGGGCCAGGGCCAGCGAGCATCTAATCATGCGCGAACAGCAGCAGATACGGCTCAATGAACTTCTGCAACTGACAGCAAACCCGCTGGATGCTCCTATCATCGGGAAACATGGACGCGCAGAAATGCTCCGGCAAACGTTCATGGCGCACCATATTCCTGGAGACATCGTTCCCGACGATGAAGAGTTAATGGCACAGGAACAGGCAGAACTCCAGGGAGTATTGCAAAGAATATCGCAGGTTCTCGGAATTCCGTTTGAACAACTAGTAGCGATAGCTCAGGGCAATGTAACCCAACAAGCACCCCAACAGGCTCAAGAGACAGACGCCGCTGGCAACAAGCCATCCGGCGCTGACACTGCTACCATGCAGAAAAGAAAAACTAAATGAAGGTAATTGATTTTGCAGCAGAGAAAAAAAAACGTGGAAAAACAGAGACGGAGAAAGATTGGAGTGAATTAGCACACTGGTTGGCGAGTAACTACTCAGAACTTGAAGAGTTAATCATGGATAATTCAGAGGAGGCCAAAGAAGTGATTAAAGGATGCAAACCGTATTGGGGGTAATTATGAGCAAAAGTAAACTCCTTGACAAAAATGGTCAACCCATTTATTCTGGTCTTGATGTTGAGCAAAAAGCTAAATTAGAGGAAGCACGAAACACATGGCTCGACAACAAAACTCTTGATGAACTTCCTGAGATTGACCAGGATCAGAAGGAGCAATTATGGAAACAGTGTAAGGAGTGGCATCTCAAGAGCAAAGAATATGCTATCGACTTCATGAAGAAAGCTACTTTCGTAGCGATTAACAGGACAGGATTGAAAAGGCCCCCAAGAGGTACTGATCCAAAAGCTGCGGCACAAATGCTCAGCTATCAGATGAAAAAAATGGGAATACGCATTGAATCGTGGCCGCGCCTGGATCAACTCAAGGCATTCGTAGAGGATGCTGTAAAGTACAAGGAGCATTGGAAAGCTGGAACATACGTTTATAAGGACGATGTTCTGGCCTACTTTGTATCTTATCCGTTTACGATTGGGGATCTTGACATCTACTGGCGTGTAATGACAAACGTGCCAGTTGATGTAACTGTGAGAAACCCGAATACGATTACTATCCATTGAAAAAGATAAAGAAAGTCTTTCAAATTATTGCTATTTTGGTGACAATGTTCATCTTTGGCCTGGCTGTCCTGGGGGCAAATGTGGCAAAGGATTTTAGGAATTTCATGTTTGAAAGGTGCATCAAATGAGGTTGCTGAAGTTGAATAGCGATCTTCGCGTTCGTCACTGGTTGCCCCATCTGGTTATGGATTCAAATTTTGAAGAGTTTCGGATAATGCTCGAATATACTAGAGATATAATTAGTAATGAACTTTTTAGAATTGAAGGAACAAAGCTCTATAAGCACATTGGAGCACTTGAAATGCTGAAAGAGCTTTTGGAATATACCGATAGAAATAACATTTCACACATCACACAGGCAGGAGGGAAGGAATGAACTGGAAAAAAATTTTGGCGATAACCTCTTTGATTGTCCTGGCGGCAACCTTCGGCATTGCATCCAGGTATGTTGTTCTCGATGTGGACACTCTGAATGTTCACACGGCGGCGACTTCATCCGGCGACATAACGATCAATGCTCATAGTACGGGCAACGCAGCAGCCACAAATGCACTTGTCGGTTTGCCCCAAGTTAAATTTGTTGCCCTTGGCACTATGACCAATGCCTCTACGGAGAACATCGAGTATACCGATGACACACCCGATGGTGAGTGGACAGCGGTTGACGCTTCCTGCGTGGTGAGCGCAGATACCACTTACTACCGTGTAGGATCTAAGTCGTTGAAGCTGGCCTTCGCAGCGGGTGCAGCCGCTGATGATGGGGCAACGACGGACATTACCAATGACAACCTCGAAGCCAACGAGTTTGTCAGTATGTGGGTCTATTCTACGGCAAACCTTGCAGCCGGCGATGTAAATCTTTTTGTCGATGATACTACTGTTGATACTGATTTCGATTTTCCGGCAATTACTGCTGGCGTCTGGACATGGGTAGACATTGACATCAGTGCGCTTACCGGCGGCTCCGGTGATGTTGTTGATAAAATTGGCATCACGCTCTCGACAGCAGGCGCAGCGAGTCTCGGGGCTTTCGATTTGTACATTGACCTCATGTATAAATGGGATCAGGACAACGACGAAAACCTCGGCGTGAACCTCGTGACAGATGGTGTGCTTGGTCTTATGACCATTGCTACTGCTTCGGGAACTGCGAATACGCCGGCGATTGCAACATACGGGACGAACTATTTCGTCTATTACGGATCTAGTACCGACGATTGCATTGTGGGAATTGGCGACAACTCAGCGAACAGTGGTGTTGCTCTCGTAGCATATCAGTAATGAGCGAAACGACGAAAGAAGTTCTTTTAGCTATTATTAGAAGTTTGAAGTTCGCAGCAAGTCTCTTTGAGAAAGTGTTGCGAGGAGAAAAGCTGTAACATAACGCCCTCTGTCTTTACTGACAGCGCAATAAGCCTCTCAGTATAGCTCAGACGACGGCAAGCTAGAAACGCTGAACAAGCCTCTCTGGAGAAATCCAAAGAGGCTTTTTTTGTTCAGGGCTGCACGAATACCGACAGTAGCGGCTCGTGTAGCTCTTAAAAAAGGCTTTAGGGGCTCCGCAAAAGGAATACCCCGAAAGGAGTAATGGGCATGGAAACCCCTTACGACGAAAAGAACGATCCTAACATTCCATCGGCTGTCAGGGCTCAGGCTGCAAAAGCAGCAGAGATGATGCAAGACATCAAAGACGAGAAAACCGGGAAGAGAAAACCGGCTCCCGTCGAGCCTGAAAAGCCAAAAAGTGACGATGCAGAGAAAAGCTCTCCGGCAGAACTGGAAAAGACTAGCTCTGAATCAGTCACGCCGGTAGCAAGTCCCCCGGTTCCCGATGAGTGGAAGCAGAAATACCAGGTACTCATGGGGAAGTATAACGCAGAAGTCCCGCGATTGGCTGAAGCTGTGCGCCAAGCAAACGAAACAATTGCAAGGCTTACCGCTCAAGTCGAACAGCAAAAACAATCTCCAGAACCAGAGAAGTCACACGAGATAAATCCTGGCGCAATCTTCTCACAAGAGGAGCTTCAAGCCTACGAGGAAGAAGGCATCGATACCGACACCCTCAAGGCATTGATCAAAATCAACCAGAAGCTCAGCGTCAAGAAGTCAGACGATGCTCTTACTTCAAGACTTACAAATCTTGAACAGACGCAACGCGCAACTGTGGAAGATCAATTCTGGAGCAAATTGAATGTTGCTGTTCCCGATTGGCGAGCGATCAATGGTGATCCTGATACTGGCGCTCCTGGTCAACAGGAATGGGCTGAATGGCTACAGGGCATTGATCCGCTTACTGGCTATCAGCGCAATCAAATACTTCGTTATCACCAGGGCCGGTTGGACTCTGCTGCTATCGCGCGGATGTTCAGTGAATATAAACGCCAGCATCCGCATAAGTTCTCTCAATCCAAAAGCACTTCTGCAATGCCGCAACAGGCCCCGGCCTCGACAGTAGCATCCCCGGTGACGCCTCCAGCACAGGCCCCGCCGCCTGCTGCTGTCTCAGGCCAGGAATATCTGAACGCCTGTCGTGACTTTGCACTAGGCCGGATTGCGGAAAAGGAATTCAACACCATACGTGACAACTACTTCGCCTCGGCAGGAATTAAGAAGGTATAAAACTTCTCTCCTTCCTGTCATGGGCGGGAGGAGATAAAAGATGGGCGTAGCAACTGCTTCAGGGCATCCGGTATATAGCGGTACTTTTATTCCTGAAGTTTGGTCTGGAAACATTCTGATCAAATTTTATACCGCTTGCACCATCGTTGCCCTCGCAAATACGGACTATGAAGGTGAGATCAAAAATCTTGGCGACAAGGTTTATGTCCGTCAGGATCCCGATATCACCATCAACAACTATTACAAGGGCGCTGACCTCGAAATTCAGAGGCCGGAAATGCCCGTCAAGACCCTGGAAATCGACCAGGCGAAATACTTCAATGCTATTGTGGATGACGTTGACAAATACCAGAGCGATATTCCGCTTATGGATCGTTGGTCAGCAGATGCCGCACAGCAGATGAAGATTGAAATCGATAGCGATGTTTTTGAAGCGATCTACGATGATCCTCATGCCAGCAACATCGGCACGGCGGCTGGCGCCAAGAGTGCAGCGTTCAATATGGGGACAACCAATGCCCCTGTCGCTGTCACCAAGTCTGACATTCTGGAGTACATCGTTGATATGGAAACCATTCTCGACGAACAGAATGTGCCGGAAACGGGGCGTTGGCTCACAATCCCTGCATGGTTTGCGGGTATGATTATGAAGTCCGACCTCAAAGACGCTTCGCTCGCTGGCGACGGCACGTCCATTCTTCGCAATGGTCGGCTCGGGCGCATTGGTATGTTTACCCTGTATAAAACCAACAACATCTACAGTGTGGTTGACGGTTCTTATACCGGATACTACTGCATGTTCGGAACGAAACACGCAATTACCTTTGCGTCTCAGATGACCAATATGGAGACGCTAAGGACTTCGCGTACCTTCGGCACCCTGCTTCGTGGTCTCAACGTGTATGGATTCAAAACGCTCAAGTCAGAGGCCCTCGGTGCGTTTTACTGCCGCAAGGGGTAATCAGTAACCAATTCTGAGGGAGCCATAGGCTCCCTTGGATAGATAACGGAGGGTATTCTCGTGGCTAACTATACTATTCTTGGCAGCAAGGGGGGATATGTATACTCCCCTCGGGTAGAATTCATCGAAGAATATATTGACTGTGCGACCAACAATCTCGCTCAGGGCAATAATATTCGGGCGATCTACTGGCCTGCCGGTGGCGTTCTCATGCACGTTGGTATTTATGTTCTGACCGTGGAAGCTGGAGCAACTGTTGATATTGGCGACAGCAATGCTGTTGATCAATATATTGATGCTGGTAGCCTTGCGACTGCCACCTACGTGCATGATTCGCTTGCTGCTCCCGTCGGTAAGGCGAGCGCAGATTATATTTCTGTTGCTGCAACCGATGGTTTGCTAGACTCAGCACAGTTTGTAGTGTTTGCACTCTTGGCAAACATGAAAGTAACGAAAGACACAAACTGTATTGCGGTCACTCCGGTAGCCGTCTAATCATAAACCTGACAGGGGGCCACAAGGCCCCCTCGAAAGGAGTTCTTCATCATGGCAAAAAAGAAGAAACCAGTGCCGGATAGATTTATGCGGCATAATGAAACTGGCAATATCTATATCTGGAATGAGCGGAAGTTCGCTAAGAGTCCCTATCTTTCCCTTATCTATGGATACTTCGATGAGAAAGGCTACTTCATCGAAACAGAATTCAACAGGGAAGATGCAAAGAGACTTATCTATTCTCAAACGGCCTTCGATAGAAAACTTCCTACGGAGATGAAAACTGTAGTTTCTGAGGAACTCAGCAAAAAGATTGATTCTTTTGAAACGTTCGAGGCTCTTGAAGCATTCGCCATGAAGAATGCTGGAATTACGCTCAATCCAAAGAAAAGCCTCGACAGTCTGAAGAAGCAGGTCTTGCTGCATTTTCAAAGAATTCCTTCAGTGGAAGAGATTGTCTTTCCTGTCGATTCCAGCGAGGTAACGGATGACGCTTTCTGATCTTCGCTCAGAGTTGTATGATCTTGGAGAGTTAGAGCATATAAGAAGCCAGTTGCTTTTGCGGTGGTTATTGGAGGGCTTCGAGGATCTTTGCTATGCAACCTGGGCCTTCAAAGAAATGTTAGGATTCCTGACAACCGAAAACACATATCAGTACACAATGACGCCGACGACCAGTAATACGGAAGTCTGCGGCATTAGAAAGGCTGAGATTCAAACGATCAAGAGCCCCGAGCCTTCAGCGGAAGATCAAACGTCAGGAGGATCGCTCGCTGATGGAACTTACTCATACAAGGTTGTTGCTGTCAAGGAATATCAGAATACTATTCCATCAGCGGCCTGCGCTGCGACAATCTCCGGCGGCGGTGGATCTGGAAGCGTTGTCCTTACCTGGGATGCTGTTTCAGGTGCAGCCAGCTATAAGGTCTATGGAAGAACATCAAGTTCATATCTCTATATGAGTGAAGTAACTAGCGGTCTGACCTATACCGATGATGGCACAGATACACCATCGGGAGCAATCAACACAACAACTGCGCTAGTTACCAACTTAGATGTAATCCCGAGACGGACTATGGATCAGCGGGAACCATACTGGCGCGGATGGCGCTCTGGAGTATTCACTGGAATAATATGGGATGGTAGTTCGATCATTGAACTTGATCGCATTCCCGATGAAGATGCTTACGCATTCCAGGTAGAGGTAGCACTTCGGCCTGCTGCTTCCAGTGTGAGTTTGCCCGAGTCTTTTGAGCAACACCGCCATGCGATTATGAATTGGGCTCGATGGCGCGATGCCATGACGAGGGATCCTGCGCTTGCACAGTTCTACTGGCAGCAATATGTAAAAGAAAGGCAAAGGCTCCGAATAGCTAACGACCGAGGGTTTGCCGGCGATGTAGTAAGGGCAGACATTCAAAGGTTTCTATAATGGCAACTGCACAGACAGTGATAGATGCTTCGATAGCGAGGCTCAAAGATCAACGGATAGTACAGTGGAGAGATACAGAACTCCTGGAATACCTCAATCGCGGCGTAGAACACGTCCATTCGATCCTTGTTGCTGCTGATTCTGATCTGATCGTATCAACCAAGCAAACAGCATTGAGCGGAGCCACATCGAGTAATACTCTGGAAACTGATTTTTTAGCACTTTTGAAAGATGGCGTCGTAATTGACGATGTGCCGCTAGAACCGTGTAGTTTCTCAGAATACATTCTAAATGCTGGTGCTACCGGGACACCAAAAAAGTTCTATCTTGAAAATACCAAGATTTATTTTGTCCCCGCGCTCAATGGATCCTACACGCTTGATGTGTATTACTATCCGCAGCACACCACATTGGCCCTCGGTACAACTATGCCCTACAACAGTTTTTTTGATGTTCCGCTTTCTGTATTCATGACAGCTATGGCTTTCTTGCGGGCAGACCGGCCAAAAGCTGAACTGGATCAAATTTATGTTTCATTGGGAGAAGCCGTAATGGACGTTCTCCGCAAAAGGGCTCCCGATAATGTTGCAAGACGGCTCACAGCGGCTTGATTATTTCAAGACCCCACTTGGAATAAATAGCATAAAACAGTCTAAGCAACTGCTTCAGGATGAATATGTCTCATTGACGAATCTTATGTATTCTGTTTCTGGAGACATGATTCAAACTCGTCCGGGAACAAGCAAATATAGCAACACAGCAATCTCTAGCTCTACAATTACTTTTATTCAGTGGGCACTGATCGGAACAGCATATAAAATGCTCGCCGTAGGCAACAACAGCGGCACCTATACCGTCTATTACTACGACGGGAGCTACGATCCTCAAAGCTGCGGCGCAGTTGAGGGTGCTGCTGTAATAGTTCCGTTTGCCGGCTACGCAATGGTTCTGGATGGCTCGTATCTAAAATACATCGATTCAGGGCTTGCAGTAAGAATGTGCTATGATATTGGCACAGGAAGCACTGGTAGCCAATTTAATAAT